GCGAAATTTAATAAGTATGAGAATGTATGTCTGCACGCTTGTTCATCTGTAACAGGTATAAGTATTGTGGATATAATGGGCAACAATAAAAAGCAAGAGGCTGTAATGGCCAGAGCTTTGTCTTGCTCAGTATTAAAGTTCTGTGGTTTTGGAATCCGTGAGATTTCTAGAATCACGAACACCGATCCTAAAGGAGTGTCTATCTATATAGCTGGACACGATGATAGAATGGAGGATGTTAGATACAAGAGGTCTTACTCTAAGGCTGTATCTTTTATTCATACATATGAAGAGTTTTCTGACGAAGGCTTGAACGATAAGGTTCAGATATTATACGAGAACCTTATGGAATTAAATGCAAAGTACGATCACTTAAAAGAATTACTAATCAATAATTAAATTAAAAATGGCAGACAAGGTATTTGTAGGAAAGACTACAGTAGTGAACACAAAGTTCGGACAAATTGTAAAGGTGGCATTAGGCCCACAAGATTTCGAAGTGCTAACCAATTCAAAGAATGATAAGGGTTGGGTTAATCTAGAAATCAAAGACAAAAGAGATGGTGGCAAGTACATCCAATTACAAGGAGAGTACACTGGGAAGCCACAAGCCGCAGCAGTTAACGACACTGATGATGGTTTACCATTCTAATTTTTCTATGTTTTAGTTGTATTGATAGTAGGGGGGCATTGCCCCCCTTCTTTAACTTAAGTAATGCTTGACACATTTAATGATACAAAGTAAGGGTAAAACCTGACGATATAGCACACAAAGTAAGGGTGAAACCTTACGATGTATGTGTAAGCATATAAAGAAACGTAAAACCATTAATTTGTATGCACATACATATAACCTTTAACACCAAAGAGAAATGAACTACATAAAAATAGCAAAATGGTTTTATCAGCAAGGGCGTGATGACCAAGTATACGATAAGAGCAGAACTTTTGAAGAGGCTTTGAATCATTACATAGAAACCCAAAACGCCAAAGAGAGATGAATGAAGAAGGTCAGATGATATATTTTGTAAAGGTAAAAGTTGCCTACAAAGTAAAGAAAGGTAATGGTTACGTTAATCACTACAGGACAATGGAGTTCCCTACTAGGATGAAAACCATTGATGATATAAATGTTAACCCAGAGATGGTAATGAAATTAATGGCATCGCTAAAATTAACAGGTAAAAAGATTTATGATTTCTATGTATATGAAGAATTGTATAGAAAAGAATTAAGTAGAAGCTTTACGCACAAGGAAGAGAACTATAAAAAAGAAATAGAAAAATGAGTTTAAACAAGTTTGTATATACCGCAAAAGAAGTTAAGGGCAGTTTAACATCTTTAAGAAAAGAAGGAGTAAAGAAAGGAACGTGGACTGGATTTGATTCGCTGTTCGATAAATACTCTATGAAGAAAGGAAGCACCACTTATATCTATGCTGGGGCGCACCAAGGAAAAAGTCAGTTCGGATTTGAATTGATGATGAATACAGCTCAGTATTCGGGATGGAAGTGGGCAGTGTATAGCCCAGAAACAGGATCCCCGACTGAGGTCTTTGCCGAGCTACTATGGGTTTATCTTCGTAAGCCGTTCCTTATCAACGACCACATGACTGCTACAGATGAAGAGACAGAGAAGGCACTAGAGTTTATAAATGAACACTTCTTTATTATAGATAGTGGTCTACAAGACCTAACTATAGAAGGGTTCTATACTTGTGTACAGGAGATAGAAGAGTCTCAGTTTACAACAATAGATGGTTGCTTTGTCGATCCGTTTACTGAGATTAAAACAGATGTAAGTTCTGGTGTAAGAGATGACATAGCTATCGGACAGATACTTACGAAGGTTAGAAAGCACTCTTCAGAAAGAGACTACCATACCATTGTAACGGTACACACTAAACACCAACAGGCAAAGTACAAGAACGGAGTACCATATATGGATAAGCCTACTATGAATGACATAGCCGGGGGTATGCAGTGGAGTCGTAAAGGTATGATGGTTATAAATGTATGGAGATGTCCCTTCGGATTGGAAGATGGGAACGGAGTTCCGTATGAGCCTAACCAAGTTGAGATTACAATTGTTAAGGCAAAACCAAAGATTGTAGGCAAGCTTGGTTCGGTAACATTATTCTATGATAAACTAACAAACAGATACTATGAACTCGACAAAAAAGGAAACAAAGTCTTCGCAAGTCCACAGCCTAATTCTTGATCGTAAAGTTGCTTTTGCGAATCTTGTTAGAGCTTATATGAGATTTAATGTAGATGATGCCCTTAACATAGTTGTTGAAAAAGATGGCAATATATCTATCAATGGAAACTCGTATAAATTTGATGTATCAGACTACACGGGATGTACAGATAAATATATTTTTTTTAATCCTTCTTCTGGAAGACTTCTTGTCCAGGGAAATAATGTTAAAAAGATTTACAAAATAGAAGTTGATTTGCTAGATGAAATAAACTAACTTAGTTATATGGAAACAAGAGATTTAATTATCGAAGTTTCTGCGGAAGTTACAAACTTGCTCTTAGAGAAGAATGATGCCTACGGTGATTCAGCCCTTAATCCCGTAGGTATCTTCTCAAGAGGTGATGCCGTAGAAAGTTTATGCGCTAGGATTGATGACAAGCTTATGCGTATAAAGTCTAGAGGGATTACAGATGCTACAGAAGATACTGTACAAGATTTAATAGGATACTTAATTCTATTAAAGATTGCAACACGCAATGACAAATGAGTAAGTTCGGTGCTAGAAAATTCAATCAAGATTCCTACGACACTAACGATGCTTATGGAAAAGCTATCGTCACTGCCTGGCTTAAAGAACAAAGTTGGGTAAAAGAAATAATAGACGAAGAAGATTTTGGTATAGACCTAGAGGTTGTCGACTTAAAAGGTCGATCTCATTTCTTCGAGGCTGAGGTAAAGGGTAACTACCCTTGGTCTAATAGAGAATCCTTTCCTTTCAAAACTGTATCTTTCCTGGGTAGAAAGAAAAAGTGGGAAGGCAAGGGTTTTTATTATGTACTCGTTTGTGCAGAAACACAAGCCCTTTGTATAGCACACTCTTCAGAAATATTTAAAGAGGAGTTTCGTGAAGTTCGTAGAATAAAGACTGGACACAGAAACGGACTAGATGCTTTCTATCGTGTGCCTAAAGATTTATGCAGATGGATTTCACCGAAATAGAATTAATTCTACCAAAGCCACCAAGCTTAAATATGATTTATGCTGGTAAGCATTGGACTTATAGAAAGAAAAAGAAAGATGAGTATAAGATTATTTGTCAAGACGCTTTATCAAAATACGACAAGTTTACTTGCGAGGGTTTACGCATGGCTATATCGTATAACAGCCGTCTTGATATTGATAATGGTATTCTTGTTTCAAAGTTTCTGGCTGATACCCTTGTCTCTGAAGGTATCATACCGGATGATAATAAAGATTATTACACAGAAGTTAAGATTGTTTACGATGGGGATCTTCCAAAGAACACCTACAAGGTAATCCTAATTTGCAAAAATCTAAAGTATGTTGAGCAACCGTAACTATCAAACTTGTAAATTAATTAAGAATCGCATTGACCTATATCTATACGAGATGTCTAGGTTGTTTGCGAACCTTGGTACGGATTCTACACTTGAAGAAATTCAAGATGCTTATAGACAAGAGAATGACTATATAGATAAGATAGCAGAACTTGATCCAGACAAGGCTTTATCTATTAGACCATATGCCAATCTATAATACATACGAAGAAATAACAGATACTGAAGCAGACTTCATTATAAACCTGTATGAAAAAATCAAAGAGCTTATTATCAACGGACAGAAAGTCACACTTGTTCGTCTGGGTCATGAACTCAACATACAGTCCTCTGAGCTTTCAGACTACCTATTTGAAATTGTTAAAATAGTAGATAGAATTGAAGAGGAAGTACAACAAGGAAGCGATTGAAAATGAAGCAATAGCATCTGCAGCAAAAGGTCAGATAACTAATAGCTTAGGTAAGTTTATTCTACAAAGAGCTGAAGAGATATCTCACTTTGCTTTTATCACAAACGGAAACGAAGAACTTAGACAGTCGCTAATAGACGAGGCTGTTATGAGAGTGTGTTTAAAGTTTTTAGATTACTACAAGCCAGAGAAGAGTGCAGCCAATTTAATTATATCAATGATTTATTCAACAATGACGAATAAAATTGTATCTTTAAAATGGAGAGATGTTTACGGACAAAGGATAAAAGGCAAAGTCCTCGTTGTAGAAAACGGTGAGGCAAAATACAAATTAATACGATACATAAAAGACGAACAGATAAGTAAAGAGTTATGATGGAAATATATGAAGGTTGGTTTTTAGCTATAGGTATGGGCTTCTTGTTCGCATACCTTTTTGTTTTTGAACCATACGGTTGGCTGATAGAGAACATACTACCGTATAAGCCATTTAACTGCGTTCTATGCCTTTCTTTTTGGTGTAGCCTTATACTTTATAGTATAATGGATTTGCATCCGTTACACGCAATCTATACAAGTTTAATCGCAGAGCTAACTTATAGAAGACTTGTTAATGAGTAATGTAAATTATAAAAGCGACCAAGTGTTTTTATACTGGGACGAACCTATTTTTAATAACTCTAATTCTAATAACGATGATTCCAACACCGATGAAGACTGAAACAAGAAAGCAATATGTACAACGATGTAAACAAAATGGTGTTACAGATGTACAATCAGCTTTACAGTCTTGGGTTAAAGAAGCTAAAAAAACTAAATGATTATGGAAGAACTAAAGTATTTTCATTTGAGCGAATTTGATTCGCCAGATGTAGAAGGAAGTGGTGAACTAATGAACAAAGAAACATTGTCAATGCTAGAGATAGCTAGAGAAATTGCCGATATTCCTTTTGTTATAAACTCTGGTTACAGAACATCAGAAAATAACCTAAGTGTTGGTGGTAAAAAGAACTCAGCTCATACTCGTGGCTATGCTTTTGATATAAAAGTGACTAATGGAATAGAAAGAATGAAGGTGGTTAATGCATTAATGCAGGCAGGCTTTAACCGAATAGGCATTGCTCGAACATTTATACATGGAGATAACGATCCTTCTTTGCCACAAAACGTGATTTGGACATATTAATAAATAAACATTATGATTAAAAAAGATTTTGACTACCAGGATGACTTCGCAGACTTTATTGACGAACTTGAAAATTCAGAGAAGAACAATAACGCTCAATGCTCCATTGATAATCCAGAGTGTGAAAACTGCGGTAGCTAGTCATGAGCGGCCCACTGAAGAAAATACTGGGGGGATCTGCCAAGGAGACTGTGGAAGCAGTTGCCAATGTGGTAGATAAATTTGTACAGAACCCAGAAGAAAAAGAAGCTGCTCGTCAAGCTATTGAACAAGAAATATCTGAGCGTTGGGAAAGCGATATGAGTTCCGACTCTTGGTTATCTAAGAACGTAAGACCATTAACACTTGCAACCATTGTTGCGTTTTTAATATCAATGACTTTCTTTGAGGGATTTGGTGTTAGTAATGTAAGCGAAAGATGGATTGGACTATGGGAAATGGTGAGCGTAACAGTGATAGGAGGTTACTTCGCAGTAAGAAGCGTGGACAAAAGGGGCCGACTAAGAAAATAGAGTGGTGCGAATATGCACCAATAGAATGTACCTGTAAAGGAAAGTGTAATAAGGGGGGCTAAGATTAGTCCTCCTTATTTTTTTTATACAGGTTGGTCATACGTTGTGCGGTGTATGCAATAGACAATACTAAAAGCACAAATTTAAGTAGATTCTCTACAGCAGAGAATGATATAGCAAGTGTACCAGCGTTCAAGAAGAACAGTTTAATATCGTTATGATCCATTACAATACTGATATAGAGACAAAGTTATTGTAAGCGGTTAAGTCACCTGTAGAAACAATAGAAAATGCTGCTGATCCATTCTTCATTCCTGCATCAAGAATAGGAAGTGTTATTGTGTGTGTTATTGGTCTTCCTTGAGTTCTTGTCTCATCTGTTACAAAAGAAAATTGCTTGTTGCCATTATCAGTTTGATGGTTAAAGTAAATTGTAAAATCGTGAGAGTGTTGGGTAGTTGGTTGTAAAGAAGTTTGTAGTGTAATAGAAACCACGGAACCGATGGCGAGAGAAGAAAAATCAAACAAAGACCCATTGTATAAACTACCTGCGTTTGATGATGTGTTAGTTCCTAATCCATCGTTTACCAGTTTGGCTAATTGATTTGCCAATACCGATTGAGGCCCATTCAATGTGTTCTCCCAATACTCGATTGTTTTTGAAGCACCACCACCAACAGGGAATAGTGTTTCGCTACCACCAGGATTTACACGTTTAACGTGTGTATAGTGATCATCTTCATGGAACTCAATAGAGTATACTCCTTGTTTTCCTATTACTGCTTGAGATACGTTGATTAACTTTTTATTCTGCATTACAATCTGGATCTATAAGTTCTGTTGATGGGTAATATACTGAGCTATTGTAAACCTCTTCTTTGTTCCACAAGTCTCCAGTGCAACCTTCGTTATTAGCAATATCGTATAATTCTTTTGTGTTTTCTACAAAATCAGAAATTCTCTTAGCTATATAGCCTAACTTACTATCAATGTTTGTAATCAGTGTGTCAAGAACATATTGATCCTGCACACTTTCTTCTTTCTTAGTGTGAGCAGTTTGACTTCTTAACATTGTAATAGCAGCTTTAGATGAGTACATGGCTAAGATGTACTTCATTAGCTTAAATAAACTTTGTTCGTCTGTAGTGAGTGTTTGGTCTAGAACACCTGTCTCCATATGCTCATACAAGCAAGTGCCTAGCATATCTTGCAAAGATGTATACTGCTCTAATTGAATAATAGATAATAACGCAGCACGTTCCATTCTCTTTGGAAGAGGAAAGTTTTGGTACAGATAATTATCGTCAATGAATATTACGTTAACCATTGTTTATGTCTTCTGTGTTAGCACCTTTTATACTCTCTAGATTTATATTCTCTTCTACAACCTTTAGATTCATTTTGTCGTAACCGACAGTAGATAGTATTCTATTAATACCGCCTAAAATAATTTCTCTGTTAGGTAGTGTTTCAGTAGCTCTAAATATTTGATAAGCTGTGACAAGCTCGTTACCTGTTCCACCTAACTTACCAGACACCATAACACCAAACAAAGTAGGGCTAGTAATATTATGAGCAGTAAGAATTTTAGCATCGTTTAATCTCGATAGAACGTCTACAGTTTTATCTAAGTTTGCAATGTCTAACGGTGTGAACTTAGGAGCATCCTCTTCTTTCTTAACCCAGCTTACTATGAAGTTATCCGCTTGAGGGCCTGTGAAAGACTCTTTAAAGTTTTTGTACTCAGCTGCTTTTTGTTCATTTGACATATTGCGACCAATGAAAGTAGCGAGTACCTTTGGCGTGAATCCATTCTCAGCAGAGTTTTTAATGTGTTTACCAAACGAGAAATCAGATTCAATATAGTGGAAAGCAGATATATAGTTAGGAACTCCGTAGTAGGGATTCCCACTATAAGGATTAGCAATATATAATAAAGCTTCTGTCTGACCTTTGTCAAACTTGTCGAAGGCTTTGATTTTTCTTGGCTCGTTGTGTTGTACTGAGTTTGCTCCGTATCCAAAAGTTCTCCTTACTATGTATTCTTTTACTTCTCCTTTGTCGTTTGGTTCTGCGGCACGAACACCTTTAACGTCTACAGACTTAATCTCAAGAATCTTTGTCTTCGCTTTGTTCCAACGAACATAGATTGCACAAGCACCCTTGGATTCATATTGAAACGCTGAGTGTAAGATTACATCATACATTCCTTTGTTGTTTCCAGAACAATTTTTAAGAAATACGGTAAGCTCTTGTTGTGATTTTTTTGTAGAAAGAAAGTCTAGATTATAATCAATATCATTACCAGCAATCATCTTAGCTTTTTTAGTCAAGATGCCTGCGTGTACTGGTGATTGACGTAACATTCTTTCCAAAATAACAGGAAAATCATCGTTTACACCAAACTTAATATAGTCTCCAATATTTGTATGGCCTAGTTTGTATCGACCATTGAGATCTATAATTGAATTTTCAAGTTCATTTATAGACACTGTAGACTCCGTAGCTTGTACGTTAGTTACAGATGAAAAAAAGTTTGTGATGTTGTCTATTAATCCCATTACTATAATCTACAAATTAATAAGATGAAAATGTTATAGTATCTTCATATATACCAGTGCCTGTTTGTGTTGTAGTATATGACTCTACATTACATAAGTAAGATACTTTAGAAGAAGCATTAGTGAGGGTGAGATAATACTCACCCCCTTCTAATGAATTTGTAACTAAGTCTATATTTAAACGTATAAAGTCATTACATATAGACAAGTTATTAAGGTCTTGAAGGTCGGTAATAGTAACTGTTTGATTCCCAACTACTTTCTCAAGAAGTACATCAAACGAGTTTACTACATACTCTAAATTTTTTACAAATGATAATGTATTTACCGATCCTGTCTTTAACCTTTTCATTTACTCTTCTTGTTTTGGTTCTTTTAGTTCACCTGTTGTTAGGTCAATCTCAACATCTCCGTGTTCCTCACGAATTGATGCTTTCTCTTTTTCTAACTTGTCAAGCAACTCTTTATAAGCTTCCACAGCACGAGACTCTTCTACACGCATATTGGTGATTTGAGAATCAAGATACTTTAGAGTCTTGATGATGTTGTTCAACTCAGTCAACTGTTCTTCGTTAATCTTTTTCATAATCTATTATTATAATAATTTAATAATATAAATATATATAATATTATTATAATAGTGTGGATAATGTTAATATTTATTAATAAGGTACTGCTTGTCCTCCGGTTGCTCCGGCTGTCCAATTATTTGTTTCGTCTACAAACTCACCGCTTTCCATCGTAGCCTCAAACCCTAAGCCTGTAGTTAACCCTGCATCGGATGCAGTAGAACCCTTGCCTATAGCGTATAAATCCACTATCTCAGATGAGGTTAAAAGTCTATTAAACCAAAACGCTACATTATCAAAGTCTCCTGCTCTATCACCATTGCCGTTAAAAGCAACATTGATGTGCATATTTGTCTTAGGGAATGGTGACCTT